TGTTCGTCGCTACTCGTTTGCTTGAAACTAAGTTACGTGTTGGTACAAACAACAATGACATCAGCGCAATCAACAACAACGGTACTATTCCAGAAGGTTACACAGTTAACCACTTCTTGACAGACGTTAATGCATGGTTCTTGTTAACTGATGTACCTAACGGTCTCAAGCACTTTGAACGTATGCCTATGGCTACTTCAATGGACGGTGATTTCGATACAGGTAACGTTCGTTACAAGGCACGTGAGCGTTATTCTTTCGGTTGGTCTGATCCACTAGGCGTCTGGGGTTCTTCAGGTTCATTCTAATCGAATGGCCGTTCCCAATAAAACCTCGCTCACAAGGCGGGGTTTTTTCTTTCTTTAGCGTGATACTTTCTATGGCAGTTAGAGCAAAGCACAATACATTTTTTTATCTCTTCTCGTGCCGCATTATAATTTTGATGTTGTAAAAGTTTACAAACTTTTTGGTTTGCTGGGTCTTTTTTGATGTGATGAAAATCAAACGTTGATGGATCATTCTCTCCACAGTGGGTACAGCTTAAAGTAGCTTTAAACTTTGCCCAAAGCGTCCTCAATTCTTTTTTTCTACGTGCGACCCTTTGCTTGTGTGCGGCTTTATTTTTTTCGTAGTATTTTTTTGAGTATTCTTTATGCTTCTGTTTCTTAAGTTCCGGGTCTTTATACGGCATACAGTAGCTTTTTAAAATGTTTACTTATTTTACACACTTATTTATTTATATGTTGTATACTTATTTTAACTGGGTGATGCTTATATCGGACTGCCCCAGCAGACGATGCAACGATTGATATAAGTGAACTTTTGCATAAGGACAATTTAAAATGAGTAGAGCAACCTTTGAAGGCCCAATTCTATCGGGCGACAGTCGTTTTGGACCATTACGTAACGTAGGTTACACAGATTTAGTTCAAGCAGCAGATATGAATTTAGCAGTAACTACCAATGGTTCTGCCTTATATGGCGGCGCATCTGGTCAGTTTGTAAACGGAAACGTAATTGCTAATACTAATGCTGTTGTATATCAACCATCAAGCTCTGTATACCCATCAGTAGCACAAGTAATTCCTGCTGATTCAGCGACTAACATTTACCGTGGCGCAGTTATGTATGTACCATACGGTTCATCAATTACCGATATTTTTATTGACATTGGTGTTGCTCCAACATTAGCTTCTGGATCTTTAACATCTGCACAAATTTTAGTTTCCAATAACTATACAGTTGCAGCAGGTACAGCCGCTTACGCTAATACAGCAGTATTGAATTCACCAGCAGTTGGTCGTCAGGCAATTGCAACATTTACCGGAACCCAGTTAGCTAATCAGGCATCTACATCTGCCGATATTTTAGTTTCTCCAACAAGCGGAACTGGACCTAACGCAGCAAAAATGTCACAGGTTGTATTTACGATTGCGCTAGTTGGTTCTAGCATGACTACTATTTCTGCTGGATTATTTTACTTTACCCTAAGATATACACAGCTTGATGGTAGCATTGGTACTGCAACTACTTACCCATACGGTAACTTAGACTAATTAATCCGGGGGGCTTCGGTCCCCTTTTTTAAAAATTTAGGGGATTAATTATGACAATGCAATATGATGTAAAATCGGCCCATTTTAGCGGCAGTGGTTTTGCAATTCTTGGGCGTACGCGTCTTAAAAATTTAATTTATTTAGGTACAGGAACGGCTGGCGGTATTGATTTGTTTGATACAACTGTAGCGCCAGTTAATGCTACTTATGGACGTTCCGGCACTACCATTACTATAACTTCAACAGCGCATGGTCTATCTACTGGCAATACTGTGGGTATTACATACAGTCCAGCTTCGGCAGTTTCTCCTGTTGCTGGTAATTATGTAATTACTGTTGTAGATGCCAATACTTTTACTATTACCGATATTAACTCTGGAACAATAGCGACTGGCACAAGCTGTACTTATTCTGGTACTGGTAGATGGATGGTCGGATACAATACCGGTACAGCGGTGCAACCATTCCAAGTTATTTTTTCCGGTGAAGGTGTATTGGCAAACACGGGTATATATGTTGTTGAGACTAATATTTCATTCCAAACAATTCAATATGGATAATCAATGTGGCTACTAAGAAGAAAGGACCCAACCTTGCAGTTGGAAGAGGCGAAAAACTCCCGGTTTCTAAAGGGGCTGGACTTACTGCTAAAGGGCGGGCAAAGTATAACCGCGAAACTGGTAGCAATCTTAAAGCTCCTCAGCCTGAAGGTGGACCACGTAAGAAGTCGTTTTGTGCAAGAATGAGCGGTATGCCCGGACCAATGAAAGATGAGAACGGCAAACCAACACGTAAAGCAGCGAGTTTAAAGAGATGGAAATGTTAATTTCACATGAGGTTAATCCCGAAATAGTGACGGCAAGAGAACTTGCTACCCATGCTAATGAACTTAAGCACTTGCAGGATGATATGGATAAGCTTGTAAAGGATGTTGAAGAGCTAAAAGCAGGTGTTAATGATATTCGTAAGATGCTTGCTGAGCAACAGGCTGAAAAAAAGACTTTGCATTATATTGGTAATGTACTAGCTGTAATATTTGGCGGTGTATTGGTTGCAGTTTTTGAAAAATTTTGGAAATAATATGGCTGATAAAAATAAACCTGTTGAACCTAGGACTATACTTGCTGGTTTTTCACCCGCCTATAATGAAACTGAGGCAGTTCGTTCCCCAGTTGGCGAAGAGCCGGGAAGAGGTGGGTCAATGCGTTCCTTAAATATGGGTAAAAAATCAAAAGCTACTTCACCCGCAGAATACGCTGAAGATGACCGCCAAAAAGGTGTTGGTAGGGGCGAAAATGGTATAAAAACAGAGTATAAAAAAGGCGGTAAAGTAGTAAAATGCCCTTATGATGGTATAGCTGAAAAAGGTAAAACCCGTGCCAAGTTCAAGTAAAAAACAACATAATTTTATGGAAATGGTTGCCAACAATCCAAAGGCAGCTAAAAGAGTAGGGGTACCACAGTCAGTAGGTGCAGATTTTGAACAAGCTGATAAAGGTCGAAAATTTAGAAAAGGTGGCGAAATGAAAAAAGAATCAATGAAAGATGACATTAAACAAGATAAAGCAATCGTTAAAAAAGCTTTTGGTATGCACGATAAGCAAGAGCATAAAGGCGAACACACTGATTTATCTAAACTTAAAAAAGGTGGATTACCTATGAAAAAAATGGCTAAAGGTGGTGTAACTGGTAAACCTAATTCAGTAGGTAAATTATTTCCAACAGGTAAAACAATGGGGAGTATGAACATGAAAAAAGGCGGCGTAGCAGAAACAATGGGCCCACGTACAATGGGTAAAGACGTTGAAGCTGGTTCAAACAAACTTAAAAAGTTTGGCGAAAGTAAAGTTGAAAAACGTGGGGATACTAAAGGTAAAAACTTTGGTGATTCAGGCCCTTCAGGCGGCATTCAAAGCATGAAAAAAATGGCAGCTGGTGGACTAGCTACTCGTGGATACGGTATAGCAAAGAAAGGATATTAATATGTTTAAGCACAACGTAGACAATGTTAAACAGCACGAAGAAGGTTCTTTTAAACACCATAGTAACATCTACGGTAAAGAATCCGCTGGGCATAAAATGCACCACGAGCATGTAAAAGCTATGTGTGGTGGCGGTATGGCTAAAGGGGGCGATGTATGTATGCCTTCTCATGGAAAAAACACAAAATGAAACCTAGTCGGGGTATGGGTGCAGTAAGGCCCTCAAAACGACCTAAAGGTGTAAACAACTCTGCGCCTGAAGGTGGGCCTGTGCCGGGTATTAAAAAAGGGGGAAAGGCTGGTCTTTATGAAAACATTCATAAAAAGCAAGCTAGAATTGCTGCGGGGTCCGGTGAAAAAATGCGAAAGCCCGGAAGTAAAGGCGCCCCATCCAGTATCGATTTCACCAATTCAGCAAAAACGGCTAAAGCAAGGTAAAAAATGACAACTTCAGGCACACAATCGTTTAACTTAGACTTAACTGAGATAGTTGAGGAAGCGTTCGAGCGTTGCGGGCAGGAACTACGTACCGGATACGATATGCGCACAGCGCGTAGGTCTATGAATCTGTTGTTTGCTGACTGGGCTAACCGCGGCGTTAATCTTTGGACTGTTGAACAAGGACAGATACCTTTAGTACAAGGAATTAATACATACGCTTTACCTATAGACACGGTAGATTTAATTGAACATGTTGTTCGTACAAACTCAGGGCAACAGAATAATCAATCTGACTTAACTATTTCACGTATTTCTGTGTCTACATACGCAACAATACCAAACAAACTACAGCAAGCTAGACCTATTCAGGTATGGGTTAATAGGCAGTCTGGAGCAACATATCCGCTTACAGGAGCTCCAAGCTATGCAAACACTACTACCGGTGTAGATGCTCCGCAAATCACCGTTTGGCCAACTCCTGACGGCTCACAAACATACACTTTTGTTTATTGGAGATTACGTCGTATACAAGACGCCGGCAACGGGGTTAACACATTTGACATACCGTTTCGCATGATACCTGCTCTAACAGCTGGTTTATCCTATTACTTAGCAATTAAACTTGCACCAGATAGAGTTGCCATGCGTAAACAAGAATACGATGAAGCGTGGGATAGTGCATCTTCTGAAGACAGAGATAAGTCCCCTATCAGATTTGTGCCACGTAGACAGTTTATTGCATAACAGGAGATAGCGTGTGCCTAATCAGTTCTCATCCGGCAAGTTTGCAATCGCACAATGCGATCGATGTGGCTTTAGGTTTAAGCTGTCAGTTCTTAAAAAAGAAGTAATTAAGACTAAGAAATATGATTTAAAAGTTTGCCCAGAGTGTTGGGACCCAGATCATCCGCAGCTACAATTAGGTATGTATCCGGTCGAAGACCCGCAAGCTGTACGCGAACCAAGAAGAGATAGTAGCTATTACCAGTCAGGCATAGATTCTAACGGTTTTCCTAGCGGTGGTAGTAGACAGATTCAATGGGGTTGGAATCCAGTTGGGATGAAATACGATTTTAATGAAACACCAAATGCGTTAAAATCAATAGGCGTTACTAATAGTGTAACAATTAACTAGGAGTAGGACATGGAAGATAAAAAAACAGGTAGTGAAACAGGCGCTAAATCCATTAAAAAAACTAATGGTGGTAAGACTAATGAGCAGATGTTACAACACGGACGTGCTCGCGCCAAACTGGTTAATCAGTTTGGCTCTACAAAGCTAAAAGGGGCAGGTAAATAATCATGGCTAAAATTAATGATAAACCAGCTGAAGCGTATGCTAAGCCGCACAAAATGACAGGCGCAGCGTTAAAGCAATCAGACGTACTTGGATCAGGATATCCTGACAACAATGTAAAAACATCCGGTATTGAAGTACGTGGCAGAAGTAAACAAACTAAAGGTAAACTTGCTAGAGGACCAATGGCGTGAACTATACACAGTTATTTAACACCGTCAAAACTTACACGGAAAATGAATTTCCAAGCACTACCTTTACTGGTACGGATGGTGTGACGACTGTAACTACGCTAAGCAATACTCAAGTTAATACTTTTATTACGCAAGCAGAAACACGTATATATAACTCGATTAATATCCCTGCTTTACGTAAAAATGTAACAGGTACAGTGTCTGCAAACAATCCGTATTTATCTTTGCCAACAGACTGGCTTTCTGCATATTCGATTGCGGTAATTGATAACTTTGGTAACTATAGTTATATCTTAAATAAAGATGTGAGCTATATTCGAGAAGCATATCCCGGACCAACATCTACTGGCATTCCAAAATACTATGCTTTATT